GTCCAGGCCAATCTCATACAAAGAAGTGATTTCTGCGCGCCCTGCTCTGGCGCTTGACAAGGATTTTGGCCTAAGTCCCGACGCAGCAACTCCGTGCTCTAGCGACAGTTCCTCGATAGTAGCGGCGTCTAAGGCAGTTGCGAATACTGTAACTGGCCTTTTAAATTAGTCACATACACCATTAGAATGTTCCTAGAAGTTTTTCTATTTGTAGGAGCACTATTATTAATTCTATATCTGTCATTGCGTTATGGAAGGTACATCAAGACACAGTATCAGGGTCCAAAGCAAACCTATGACCTTTCCATACCTGAAACAACTGTCATAACCCCGACAGATTTCACATGGACATTGGCGCCGTGTACACTGCGTTTCGCGATTTACGTGGACGCTTCCCCAAAGACGGTTATGACGGTCGATTGTATAGATCACAAGGCAGAAGCCCCGGAAAAATTTGCTCCCGACTGTGCCAATTATTCGTATAGACCCTGTAAGTGTATGGGCACGGATTGTGGCAGATGCGCTCTAGATTCATCTGACTCTGGACACATGTCCAAATTGCTTTCCATAGGGGAATATGTACAACTCTGGGCGTCAGGCTATACAAATCAGAACGACAAGCCCTACGTACCGGCGCTTCTCAAAATTCGCACTGGCCTAGATTCTGGCCAACATTACATGGAGGCAATACCCCTTCCGACAATACCCCTACAAAAATGGACGATGATTACGATTGTAAAAGAAGGACGGCGTTTTGATGTATACTATGGGGCGAAACTCCAAATAAGTAAAATGACTACGTACCCCCCTTTAAATCCCGACTCTGGCAGCCAGAATATTACGGTAGGAAATAAGAAGTGGGGTGGTTTGATTGGCATGTTCAAAGGTACCAATGGCGCGTCATATGCTCCTGAGGTACAGGCAGATGCCCATACCATTTTGGATACACGCGGGATACCCTATATTAATGACCCCCTTCCCTGGTCGGCGTTCGTTCTCCCGAAATGCTTTTTCGGAAATTGCACCGGCCTTCCTGATGTAAAACCCCCGAATCAATTTATGGTGTATCAAACAAATTATTCCTAGACGCATTACAGAATGCGTGGTGGAGGATATGGTTCCAATCTTATCGGCTTTATCATAATTATTGTTGTGCTCTACTTATTATACGCGCTGTATAACTGGCTCTTCTCTAAGAAGGACACGGCCATTATAACACAAATTGGCGGGTACAATATGCCCATGGGCACAGTTATGAAAGACAATCAGAACGTATATTTGAAGAAGACGCAAGATGGCCAGTCATATGTAGCCTCACAGCTTCTCACAGGATTCACGAATGCTGGACAGTACTCTACATCGATGTGGGTCTACGTAATCGACAGCAAGAGTTCTGCGGGATCTCAGAGCAGACTCTGCAATCTACTGGAGATTAACTCCGGCGAAACAACCCGGTTCAATACAACAAAGACGAAGAGGGGAAAGACCCTTCTCTACATTGGCCTCAATCCGAAGAACGCGGCCCTTGTCGTACGTCAGAGCACAATGGACGGCGAAAACTCGATTGATAACACACTGGACCAGGCAGATGGCACGAGCCCCTCCACGAAATACCCGCTTTCTACCCTAATTTCTTCCTATAACTCCGGCTCTAAATACACCGGCAACGACCGCTGCGACATTGTGAATGGGATTGAGTATCAGCGCTGGGTACTCGTGTCGACCGTGGCGAATGGTCGCACCCTAGATGTATACATTGACGGTAAACTCGCCCGGTCATGTGTATACAAGGCGGGATATCTAGGAGGAAATGGAACCGCTACGGCGTATGTAGGCTTAGACAACGATGACAAGCTGAAGGGATATTTCTCCTTGATAAACTACTACCAATACGCCCTGAGCCCGGAAGAAGTTTGGAGAACGTATCAGACAGGGCCCAGCGGTCCTTTCAGTTTGAGCAACTGGTTGTCCAGTTATTTCACCCTTACGCTAACAGTCAAAGGAGACAGCCTAAATTCGTTGAATCCTTATGATTCTTGTCCTTCGTAAGCTCGTAACCTCGTAAGTTCATAACTTCATAACCGTTCGGTAAAATAGCTATAGATTGTTAGAATGGACTTTGCAAGTACAGAAGTATTCCCTCAGATTGTCCTTGTATTGATAATTACAGCGGTAATCTACATACTGTTCATGTGCTGTGAGCAGGTGTATAAGCTATGGATGGGTTATTCGGCAGTGAAGGTGCCTATTTTAACAGTCACATCCAATTCTTCCTCGGGCCAGAAAACCATTATACAGGATCCCAATATGTCAGGTAGCTCCACGTATTTGCCCCTCCTCCTCTCCGAGAATCAACTGACGGGCATAGAGTTTTCTTATACCACGTTCATCTACATACACCCCGACTCAGACGATGGCACGAATACATTCAAGACCATCTTTTACAAGGGCTATGAAACCACTCCCTTTCCTCTTCTAGGCCCCGGTGTATTTGTAAGTGCCACCAATGCCACAAATGCGGCGCCCACTCTAAGAATCGTAATGAACAGCTACGAGTCATGGTTCAATCACGTGGATGTAGAACAGATCACCTTCGGCAAGTGGTTCCACCTTGCGCTAGTGATGCGCAAGAACGCCTTGGAGGTCTATGTGAATGGCAACCTTACGAAGAAGGCGAGCTTCAAGGGTACACTCCCCTACCAGAACTACCAGCCCCTGGTTCTATTCCCGAACAGTGTGGCCGGCTCCGGCCAAATCCTCACGGCCCAACTCTTTGACAATTCCAGTGGAGGAAATACCTCAAAGCAAATGGGCGTATCTCCAGGAGAAAACATGACCATTAGTGGCAAATTCTCAGGATACATAAGTAACATGTATTATTTCGGCTATGCCATCACGTACTCCGAGATACAAGCAATGATGGCCATTGGACCCAGTCCCAAGTTTGACCTGACAAATATGGACACGCCTCCCTATCTGATTGACAGTTGGTGGACCAACCAGAGAGCCTAAATCTCTTGTGACACAGTCAGAAGAGAATGCCGGGCGGTGGATTAGTAGCTCTTGTCGCCTACGGCGCTCAAAATGTGATCCTATCGGGCAACCCCGATATGACCTATTTTTACAAGACGTTCAAGAAGTATACGCACTTTTCCCAGGAAACTGTGTCCAAGAAAATGGACGGTATTACGGATTATCCGTATGACCAGACAGTCCAGATAAAAGCGCGCGTAGATCGTGTCGGCGACCTCGTGAGTGACATGTATTTCTCCTTTGAGATTCCAGCGATCTACAGTAAATTCCGCCCTACAGATTTCGTAAACGGCCCGGCTACTCAGACACAGTTCCAGTGGGTCCGTTATCTAGGCGCGGCGGCCATTCAGTCCGTCTATATCACCTGTGGTCCGAACAAGATACAGGAATTCACCGGCGAGTATCTGATGTCCAGGGCACTCATTGACTATCCGAAGGACAAGTTCGAGAAATGGCAACAACTCGTGGGCGATGTGCCAGAACTCTATGACCCGGCGAATGGTCTCTACGGCAATCCCACGGTCACGGGCGGTGAATACCCCACGGTCTATCAAGATGAGACCCTGCCCCCTGGAGCACAAACGAATGTCCCCTCCATCCCTGCGTACACGGTCCATGTACCCCTGCCCTTCTGGTTCACTGAAGAAGGTTCTGCGCTCCCCCTCATAGGTCTACAGTACTACACGGTCGATATCACGATTAATCTGAACCCGGCCCAACAACTCTACACCCTCATGGACGCCTCGGGCAATCGCATGGCCCCCGGTTTCCGCGTGACCCCCTCGGCTGACAACGCGAGTATACAGAGAAATATTCCCGAGTATACTCCAGTCGCCAATGACGACCACGAGATCCGCAACTTCTTCACGGACATTGGTCAGACAGTCCCTCCACTGAATACGTGGTCCTATAATCCGACCTTACACACGACCTATGTATTTCTCCCAGAGTCCGAGCAAAAGATATTTGCCACGACGCCTCTTGTGTACTTGATACGACAGATCACTCGCGTCTCATTCCCTGAGATCATATCCAACCAACTCCTTTTACTCGATGTTCACAATCCTATCACGCGCATCTTAATGCTTCCGAGGCGTTCTGATTCCCTCATATACCGTAACAATGCGTACAATTTCACAAATTGGTGGAACTGGCCTACGAGGCCGAAGATACCGACAAATGTCCCGAGCAACAGTCCTTTCGTGGAGATGGAAAATGCCACGGGCCTTGTTGTCCCCGCGGGGCAGATAGATATTATCCGCGCTATGCGTATTCTGGCGAATGGCAATGAACTCCAGGAATCCAAGCCAACCTCCTTTTACACAAACCTCACGTCGTGGAGAGCATTGGACGGTGGCGCGAATCGTAGAATACCCGTGTATTCGTTTGAACTCCATAGCCCTACGAACCAGCCCTCAGGGTCCGTCAATAGCAGTGTGATTCGCAAATTCCAGATAGATCTACAAGTATACCCTCTGCCCCCAAATACTACGTACGTATATAGCATAAATTGCTACGTGGAAAATATAAACTTCTTTATCGTGGAGTCAGGTATGGGCGATTTGAAGTATGCTTTATAATCAGAAGAACAATGGACTATACCGTTGTTATTCCTTCCTATAAACGCGCAGAAACCTGCCGTGATAAGACACTCGCCGTTCTCCATGAATATAAGATTCCTGCAGAACGTATTGTGGTTGTGGTGCCCGATGCCGAACAAGAAGCTCTCTACAAAGAAACCCTCAAGCCAGGAACATATGGGAAAATCCGCGTGGGTCTTCCTGGAGTGGCCAGTGTACGCAATTGGATATTCAATAACTTCCCAAAGGGCGAAAAGCTTGTGTGCTGTGATGATGATATTCGTGGCTTCATTGAATACACGCCGAAGACGAAACGCCACGAACAACGCCTTCGTAGCTTGAAGAGCATTATTGAAAGGGGATTTAAGGAATGCGAGAAGGCCGGCTGTTCTTTGTGGGGTGTGTATCCGAGCGCGAATGGCTATTTCATGAAACCGACGGTGACTACGGATCTGAGATTTATCATCGGAAGTTTCTGGGGCTGTATAAATCCTGGCAAAGATATACAGGTGGAGCGAGGCGAGAAGGACGACTATGAGCGGTCTATTAAGTTCTATATACAGGATGGATCTGTAGTCCGGCTGAACTTTGTATCTCCGAAAACCGCCTATTACAAGGAACCAGGGGGCATGCAGACACGCAAGAATCGTCATAAACTTCAGTTAGCGGCGGTGAAGGCACTTTCCAAGAAATATCCCAAGTTCGTGAAGGTAAATACGACACGCAAATCTGGATTCCCAGAGATACTCTTGTCTGATAAGCTAAAAAATTAATATATTCTGCTAGACAGAAGTATGGACTTAATTCCACCGATACCCGGGGTTAGTAACGCATTCAATTCATTAGGAAGTGGCATTACTTCAGCTACCACAGGTTCTGCGATGCCATCCCTGTCTTCTGTTCCTGGTGTAGGCATGGCCGGCCTCCTCGCCCGTGGCACCGACGGCGCAGCATCCCTCGCAACCGGTGCAGCTGCCCGCGCAGACGCACTCGCCAACGCCGTGAGCGCTGCTGCTTCTGACCCCGTTGCCGCTGCCAAGCGTGCCGCCGCAGCCACCGCCGACACCGCACTCACCACCACATCGAAATTAGCTTCTTTAGGACATTACATCTTAACAACTATTCCCATTGTACCCACTATTTCTGGTCTACCCCCATTACCATCTATTAATCTATTACCATCGGCCCCTACTGCTCTTACAATGCCCACTATATCATTTTCTCCCATAATACCCACCACAAATCACGCAGATATAGAGGCGGCAAATCCCCTTCGCATTCAGTCTATGAGGAATATCATTGAAAAACAAGCCGTCTATAATGCGCAAATGCCCACGCTAGAAAGCGCAAAAATACCCGCAGAAGTACTAACACCCATGAAAAAATATTTAGATGATGAAGTAAACTGGTGGAAAGCAAATATACTTTTGACTACAAAACAAGTAAAAGACAGAACAGCCCTATATACCCAGACAATTAACACCCTTACAGCAAATCTGGAAAAAAATACAATAAATGCTCTTGGAGCCATGTCACCAGAAGACTATGCGGTTGCCATTAATAAATTAACGCAAGTGCGGCCATCCTTACCCACTGATCCAAAAAGTAAAAGCGCCGCGAGGAGGGAGAAACGGTTGAGCGCGAAAAGTAGAGCGGAATCTGAGAATCGGGAGCGACGCAGGGCCGCGCGATCACCTACAGAAACCACATCTGGTTTCGCCGATATGCCGACTGCTCCTGCTACCGCTATCACCGTGATTGATATAGGGAAAGTAAAAGAAGAATCCAAGAAGCTGAATGAGAATACTGCCGCAGAAAATGCGTTATATGGTGCTGAAAATATTAATTACTGGGATTATACAAAGGCGGCCTTCAAGTCTATATTCAGCTTTAAGATTATTTTATCAATCACCTTCTTTACATTTACATTCATTCTTGCTTCCTATGTTGCCAACGATAATTTACATAGAAGGCCGGCTTTTCGTGTACTGAAGTTTATTGGCACCATTCTTTTTACAGTGTTCAGCCCCTTTGGATACTTGTTCATGTGGGGACTTATTGTATATTATATATATAGAGGAATCTCTTACAAATTTTTTAATAATATAAACAATCGTATTATTGCGCTTAGTATACTACCTCTCATAGAAAAAACGGCAGAGGACTATAATAATGCGAATTTATTTACGAAATACTTGTATGTATATACACTTGAGGGATCACATAATGAACAGATTAATTCCGTTGTAAAAGATAGAGGTGCTCTGTATGATGCGTCTCGGTTTGCGTATACAAAAGATACACATGGACTCCAAGAGCAATTGAAGAGTATGCGCTAAGATATAAAGCCAGGGGTAATCTTTCCATATAATGCGAGAGTTTGTAAGTGTTGTCACACCCACTTACAATCGTAGAAAGTTTCTACCTTCGCTCATAGAGTGCTACAAGTCGCAAACATACCCGAAAGAGCACATGGAATGGATCATCTTAGATGACGGCGAGGACTGTGTAAAAGATGTGTTCGATGAGGCCGCCAAGTCTATTCCGAATTTGCGTTATATACGCCAACCGACGAAGCTTCTCATTGGAGCAAAGCGCAATATTCTCAACCGAGAGGCCAAAGGCGAGATTATCGTGGCCATGGACGACGACGACTTTTATTTCCCAGAGCGCGTGAGCAACGTGGTGGTGAATTTCGCCCGTAATAAGGCCATAGAGCTGGCTGGCTCGTCACACATCTACATGTATTACACGGATAACAAGAAAATCTATTCGCTCGGTCCCTATGGCAGGTTCCATGCCACGAATGGTACGATGGCCTGGAGAAAGTCATATGCCAACACTCACACCTACGACGAGACGGTGACCCACGCCGAGGAAAGAAGCTTCCTGGAAAACTATGCGAATCCGATGATCCAGCTTGACCCGATGAAGGTCATGCTGGTTATCAGCCATAGCGAGAACACCTTCGACAAGAAGAAACTCCGCGATAATCCCAATCCGCTGATGAAAGAGACACAACTGAAAATAAACCAATTCATTCGCAATGCGCGCATGAGGTCTTTCTTCGCAGACGCATAAACACGGGCAATTATCCTTTCCTAGAAATGGCGAATGTCCGTACAATACGTCAGAATCTGGAATTATTACAAGAAATAATTTCAAATTCTATTACCCAGGATTCGCCGAAGGCCAACCAGCCACCTCATATCCAGACACCCCTTCGTCCCCATCAACTCGCCACCCTAGAAGCCATGCGCACCAAAGAACTCGCGTTTCAAACCGGCTATAAGGCGTCGATGGAAACACTCTACAGCAAGTACGCCATTTTCGGCGACCGCGCCGGTGTGGGGAAAACCCTCACGGTTCTTTCACACATTAGTCAAATGTCCACTTATCCTATATCCGCCCCTATATCAGCCCCCCTGCGTCTCCACGAAGACAGTATCGGCGGACTATTCTCCACTTGCCAAGAACCCGAGCCAGAAAACCTCTTTGACACCCTGATCGTAGTACCCTACAATATTTATAGGCAGTGGCAGGAAACCGTGAAGAACGAAACGGGCTTGAAAGCCCTGTTTTTAAAGACCATTCGCGACGTGGATAAGGAGAATCTCATCCAGTTATTCCGCTCTTCTCATCTTACTCTCATCAGCAACACCCTTCTCAACCCTCTCATGAAATCCCTGAAAGCCAGGGGCATCGTCTTGCCAAAGTGGCGCAGAGTCTTCTATGACGAGGCCGACACCATTAAACTTTCCTCTGGCTGTATACATCCCGCCGCCAATATGACCTGGTATATCACGTCTTCTTATCGGGACCTCTTGCTCGCTGATACCCATTTATCATCCTACGCATTCAATCAACTATCGCCCGCTTATATCGACACCCTCATTCCAGAAATACGCTCTATCGTACAGTACCACGTGAATAATCACCCATCCATCATATTCATGAAAACCGAATCCTACTCCTTTTTCTCCAATCATCTGAAAACGAAGCACCCTCTACGGCATCATCTGGTCGTCACTTGTTCCAATACATTTATCGACAACTCCATACAACTTCCTCCGCTCCAGGAAGAAGTCGTCCGATGCCAGGCGCCGGCGATTCATGACGTAGTGGCCTATACCATCCCTCAAAAAGTAAAGGATATGCTACACGCAGGTGATATCAAAGGTGCCCTACT